TGCGTGTTTCAAAGCATCGTCCTTGGTGTCCATTGCTGTTGGGGTAGGCAACGAGCCACCATCGGCTTCTTCGATGACAGGCTCCCAATGAACTTGCAGATATAACTGCCCATTCCGCATCGTACCCTGCTTCGGAAAGCTCCCCGAGAACGATGTCCAGTCCGTTATTAAGGATCGCTGCCACGTTTTCCAAGACGATGAACTTTGGTCGTACCATGCGTATGACTCGCATGAGTTCGTAAAATAAACCCGATCTGGTTTTTTCTGTGATGCCTTGACCTTTTCCAGCAACTGAGATGTCTTGACATGGAAATCCTCCGCATATGACATCGTATTGAAAAGGTTTTGCTGTGAATGTTCTAATGTCATCGTTAATAGGTACGTTTGGCCAATGTTTTTTTAATACTTTTTGACAGTATGGATCAATTTCAATAAATTGTGTAGTTTCAAAACCGCCAACAAGTTTTTCAGCAGCATAAGAGAATCCTCCTATGCCACTGAAAGTATCTAGTAATTTAAGTTTTTTCATTAAATATCCTCTTCAGAAAGTCTGTCCATAAATCTCTGAGCATTAACAATCTCGTCTAACTCAGATTCAGTTGCTTCTTTTAAATCTTTATCTGATTCATAATTAGAATCAGATTTTCTATCTTGTATAAGATTATATTCGTTATTTAACATCTGATTAATATATAAAATGGCAGATTCTCGGTTCATTTACTTAGCCTCCTTAACAAATTGTTTTGCTTCAGCCTTAGTATCAAAAAACCATGTCTGATATAAAACGCTGTCCCAGATCATTGTGTCATCATACTCTTTAACAATTTCCCATTCTTTTTTGATGGGATACATTGGGTCAATCATGGGGTGGTTTTTGTTCCACTTGAAAACTATATAGTGTGGAATTGCTTTTCCTTTTTTTGTTTTTTTCATTTGAGGGGGTTGTCTCTATACCTATATTATAAACATATTTGTCAACAACTGTCAACAATGTTAAGAGGTTATTTTGTAACCTCTTTTATTAATTTATTCATTTCAACTATTGATTTATCAATATCAATATCTCCTGAAGGTAAGAATACGTTGTCAATTATTGGCAACTTATTAATTGCTCTGCATTCGGCAACATACTGAGCTTCTAGGTTAAGAAGATGCTTATAGGCTTTTGAATGGTAAGGATCGTTTTTGAAAAACATTTGTATAAGGGGTTGATTTACTTTTATATTACATCTACCTTCAACAACTGTCAACAAGTAATGTTGTTTTTATTTATTCCCAAAAAAAAAGGCTTAGTTAAAAGCCTGTAAGATATTTGTTTTTATCTCCTCGATCTCCATTGCCTATCTCGGTTGGCCATTCAACTCTCCAAGGAACTTCATTGCCATCCTCGTCAATCTCGACCTCAAAATCTGCTGGTGTAGTGATTCTCTCTACCCAAACATAACCATTTCTTGCTGGCCTGTGCATTTCAGCATTATCAAGAACTCTTGCCTTGAATACGTCACCGCAATGTGAGAAACCGATTGCTCCTTCACACCAAACTGTTTTTAAGTTTTCCATTGTTCCTCCGAACTAAGTATATTAATATTATATATACAACTATCAACAACTGTCAACAAGGTTTCATTACTTTTACATCAAATCCCTTTTCTTTCAACTCTTCAATTCTATATTTTTGGATTTCGCTTAACCTTCCCTTCGGCCCTTTAACCTCAATAAACTTAACCTCATCTGGTTTCATACAGATCAGATCAGGTAAACCAGCTTTGTTGCACATAATTAACTTGATTACTGTCCACCCTTCTTTCTCGTGCCTGTCGATCAGCTTCTTCTGATATTGAGCCTCTGTCATTTCTATAATGATTGATCGTATAGCTTTCCTTTGATTGTACTACCTGGTAAACTTTTGGCTCGATTCCCTTCTCCGCAAAAATATAATGTATTTTATTCTTTCTATCCCTACCAAGAAAACTTGCTCTCTCCCTACCCTGCAAATAACTCAATGCAGAATAATCTATACCCAAAAAAATCAAGTGATCGGCGCTGCTTAAATTAACACCCTCCCTGCAACTCTTGACCTGACCGATAAAAACAGAATCACTGACAGCATTGAATATATCTGGATCATCTGTTGCCCTATGTCCAAAACACTGCTCAAGCATTTTGCCTTCTGCAATAAAACAATATAAAATGGCAATCCTTCCACTAAAATTATCTCTTATATATTCAATCTTGCTTTTATCAAAAACTACAGCCCCATGATTCTCGGTGATCACATGGCCGTTATAAATCTGCCTTAATTTGCTCATTACCTTTGCACCAGTATCTGCAACAACTGATCTTCTTCCAGGTCGACCAATTACACCGTTTTTTAATATACGAAAGGCAAGGCGATAAGTCCTCCTCGACATCTTTACAAGATGCACTTCTTCCTCAACCTCCTGAGTGAAGCCAGCTTCCTTCTGGGTCATCTGCACCGTATAAGGTTCTATATCTTTCAATATTCTGCTTTGCTTGGCATCTGAATAATCTTTAATGACAACACCAGTTCCTACTCTTTTTTCTTTCACATGAACATAATCACTAGCCCACCTGTAAAAATTCTGATATTTACTCCACAAAAAAGGTGTTAAAGACCATTGATGATATAATTGACTAAAACTTTCAGGACTTGGTGTTCCACTCATCAGAATGATGCTGTTATATCTAAGCTGCAATATATTTTGATATCGTTGTGATGGTTTTGGAAATGCTCCAACACTATGGGCTTCATCAACGATGATCATGTTCCAACTTGTACTCTTAAAATTTTTTAACTGCTCAAAATTAGTAATGGATACTACCCTCTCAAGATTCATCTTCTCAACATCACTTTTTATACTTGGGATTGCCTTTTTTTTAGTAATTACCAACACCTTTTCAAGTGCCATATTTCTAACAACAGATAATGCAACAAGCGTTTTGCCTGTCCTACATTCTCCACTTAAATATGCACATTTTTTGATCTGACAAAGCTTAGTTAACTTTCTACTTGCTGCTTTTTGATATTCTCTTAATTTAACCATTGACCATACTGTATATGGTGCTATCTTACCCTATAGTTACACATAAACAACCCTAGATATGGAACAAGAGCAAACTTTAAAAACAATTAATATTCAACTCTCGCAGGGTCAGATAAAATGGCTTGATGATAACAAAGGTTCTGAATCTAGATCCTGTTTACTAAGACTTATTGTTTCTGAAAGAATGGAGCAGACTGTATAACAATGGATATAAAAGAAGAACTGCTTGGCCTGCCCAAGCATTGGGGTTTTGTTGCCGTACAAAATAAAAGACCTTATCAAAATGATTGGCAAAATAATCCACTCACACGCTCACAGCTATTCAAAGAAATATCTTCCAAAAAATCTACAGGGATAGGTGTCTGTTGTGGAACTCCTTCAGGTGGTTTGTTATTTCTTGACCATGATGGGCCATCAGCTGCAAAAATATTAGGAGAATGGGGGTTTTCTCTTTCCTCACTACCGCCATCATGGATGGTCACATCAGGTCGGGTCGGTAGATTTCAGATAATTTACCAAGTTCCAGAAAAGTATTGGACACAAATAAAAACACGCAAATTTCAAACAGGTGTAAAAGATGAAGATGGTTCTGTCGAGCAGATCGAACTGCGTTGGAATGGTACACAATCAATAGTATCTGGTAAACATCCAAAGACTGACGGTTATAGATGGATGGAAAATCGTTCTCCAAAAGATTTAAAAATTGCAGAAGCCCCCTTTGCAATAATTGAAAAGATGATGGAGCAAAAGAAAAAGACAACAACTTCACACATACAAACACTCAACTCAGATACTGAGAAAGCACGTTCACTTCTTCAATCAATAAATCCAAACCGTTTAGATGATTATGATGTCTGGGTCAAAATTGGTATGGCTGCTCATTCAGTTGGAGATGACTCCTTACTATCAGATTGGGAACAGCTATCACAAAAAAACAGTAAATATAAATCAGGAGAATGTGAAAAGAAATGGGCATCTTTCAAGTCATCTGGGGTTTCTTTAGGCACTCTCCAAAAGTTTGCATCAGAGGATGGTTGGACTCCACCACCACGGACTTTTCCAACTTCAATCAAACCAGCAGAAGAACCAACTCCTGTTCCTCGTAAATTAGAACAGCTTACATCACAGGAACTTATAAATTTTTTACGAAATCTAAAGCAGGAAATAAGATTCAATACTTTTTCACATTCAATAGAAATGGATGGCAAAGTAATTAAAAATATTGAACTTTTTTATCTTACACTTGCAGAACTTGGTTACAAAGTGCCAAAAGAAATGGCAATTGATTGCCTTTTAAAAGTTGCCCATGAAAATGAATATGATCCTGTAAAGCTTTATCTTGATCATTGCTTTAACGAAATAGAACCAGAACTTTATGGAATCCAAAGACTAGCCTCAACATATCTCAGACCACAAGATCAAAAACTGAAAGAACCAACTATTTATGATGTGATGTTAAAACTTACACTTATCAATGCAGTGAGAAGGGTATATATTCCAGGCTGTAAACATGATTCGGCTACTGTTCTTCAAGGTTCTCAAGGCATAAAGAAATCATCATTTTGGCAAACTTTATTTGGACCCTTCTTTTCAGATGCTTTAGGTGACATTTCTTCAAAAGATGATCTTCTTGTTCTTCATCGTTCATGGGGAATGGAATGGTCAGAGATTGATGGAGTAACAAGTCGCAAACATGCAGGGGTCGTAAAAGCATTTTTATCAAGATCAACAGACCTTCTTAGAGTTCCATACGGTAAAGCTGTTGAAGAATGGCCAAGGCGTGGCATTATCGTTGGAAGCAGTAACCGTGATTCAGGTTTGCTGATTGATGACACAGGGAACAGGCGCTTCCATATAATTCCCTGCACTACAAAATCAATTGACCTTGATGCTCTCCAACTTGAGCGAGATGCACTTTGGGCGGCTGCTGTTTATTTGTTTAAAAATAATGAATCACATTTTCTTTCTTATGAACAGGAAAACCAAATTGAAAAAGAAAATCTTGGATACATGGTCGATTCTCCTTGGCTTTCTGTTATAAGTAATTACTTAAACGATCCAGCTAATGCTATGAAGGACATAACAATTGAACTTTTATTGGCCGAAGCGATAGAGAAACCAATCGAAAGACAAACAAAATCTGACACAATGACTGTCTCATCTATTCTCAAATCCTTACATTATGAACGTAAAAGGAAGCGAGTAGCGGGAACACCAAAATGGGTGTGGTTCTCACCTGTTCTCACTACTGTTCTCACTACTGGGAACGGTTAAAATCCTTGAAATCACTATCTTATATATATATGTTCTCTATGTTCTCTATGTTTTATATATAAATATAATAATAGGTAATATAGGGGTAAATATAGGGTTAGGTAAGTTTGTAGCATTTCTGGGAACACTTGGGAACGTGGGAACACTGCGCAGTCTTAAATGAGTCTTAAATTACACAAATATTCATATTTTCGCTTTTCCGTGTACTATCTATGTAATGGCTAAAAAAGGCACAAAAATAGAAACACTCATTAGGTCACGAAAACTTGGCGAGATCATCGCTAGAGGTGGCCGTAGATCCGATTGCGTTAGATATGCTTCCAAAAATTGGGGGGTCAGTTCTAAAACAGCAGATAAATATTTAGAGATTGCAAGAGCCGAAATGAAAGCTGACTGGGATATGGAAAGACCTGAAATGGTGGCAAATCTTTTAGCCCAAGCTGCAACGCTTCAAATGGAAGCAAGAGAAAAAGGTCATCTGCATATAGCTCTTGGTGCAATCAATACCGCAGCTAAACTTGCACAGATTATTTCGTGAGCATCTTAGATACAGTTCAACCTGGAAAAATTTTATATCAAATCGGTGCTTACGATTTACCGACAGCAAATGAGGCGATAGAGCGTATTAATCAAGATTTACTTCCACATCAATCAAAGTTTTGTGATGACCTTGATCATAGAAAACTGGCTCTTGTCTGTGGCTTTGGTGCTGGAAAAACTCATGCTCTAATTTCAAAATCTTGCATACTTGCAGCACTTAATGTTGGTCATGTCTCCGCAATCTTTGAACCGACTGCCCCAATGCTTAGAGATATTCTGCAAAGAACAATGAATGAACTACTAGATCAATGGCAGATTCCTTACACTTTTAGAGCATCACCACTTCCTGAGTACAATTTGGAGTTTAAAGAAGGAACACATACAATCCTGCTTAGAACAATGCTTACATATCAGCGATTACGAGGGCAAAACTTATGTGCTGTTGGATTTGATGAGGCAGATACTGTTCCAAAACGAGACGCGGAATCTGCGATGAACATGGCACTTGCAAGACTTAGATCGGGTAATGTTCAACAGTTCTATGCAACAACAACTCCTGAAGGTCATGGGTGGGCATTTGAAACATTTGAAAAAAATAAAAAATCAGACACAGGATTGATCCAGGCAAAGACAAAAGATAATCCATACTTACCCGACAACTTCATTCAATCTCTTGAGGAAAATTATCCACCGCAGTTGATAAAAGCTTATCTTCTTGGTCAATGGGTCAATTTAACGAGCGGACAGGTTTATAGTAGATTCTCAAGAGAGCATCATGTCATCAATAAAATACCATTTGATACCAAGATGGAGACTTTGCATTGCGGTATCGATTTCAACGTAATGAACTGCAATTGTGTCATTGGTGTGAGAGATGGTGATAAGTTGGTGATTATTGATGAAATATCAAAACAAAAAGATACAGATGCGTTGGCGCAAGAAATTAAAAGACGCTATCCTTCAAACAGAATATTAGTTTACCCAGACGCAAGTGGTTCAGCACGTTCAACAATTAACGCATCAAAGACAGACATTGCAATCCTCCAAAGTTACGG